GTGCTCAATAGTAAACTCGTTTCCTTCGATACACTGGCTCTTCCTCATAGTCAGTTCCGAGTTTTACGAAGCCACCTTGTCGAAATCTCATCAACGCTTGTGTTGTACTATCAACTAAATCGTCGTGTTCTCCGTAAGGAAAGTCCGACACTTCGTCCATTAGTTGTTCTGCCCAGTTAGTTTCTGGCACCCACACGTACCCACCACTGAACAACGGAGTACAAGAGTTAAGTCTCGCAACTTTGTCTTGCCCTCGGCTCGGTGTAAAGTTTTGTACAGGTATGCCAAGAGCACGGAGTTCTTGCGTCAACGGCATACCAGATGCTTTACCTTCTATAATTACCGACTCAGGATCCCACGTTGTGTATTGTTCTAGAGCTTTTTCCTTTAATTCAGGGAAAGAAAGCCTTGCTCGCACTGAGTCTAATAGAATTACATGTGCTTCATTGCCTGCATAATTCTCTTCACCGATAGTTCCTTCAGGATAAAAAACTCCCCAAGTTGTTATAGCTGAGTAGTCTGCTCTTTCACTTTTTAAGAAAGCCGTGTCGTAAGATTGAATGATATAGTCAACATGTGGCGGATGATCTCTATCCCAGATCTTGAACCAATCTCTATTTATAATCGACGCACCTTCCCCAGTAGGATTCTGCATATATTCAGCTGCCCATTTCGAGGGTGAGATAGAGGCTCTGATTTTTTCTAACTCAGGTTTTGGCCAATAGTCTGGCCAAAGAGATTTACCTGAAGGCAGGATAGCAGGCAGTTCGATAATCTCCCACTGGTCAGCTTCATCTGATTCCATCATCTTTTTCACAACACGACCAGTCAAATCTTTTTTAGACCAACGCGTCATAACCATTACAATGGCACCTCCTGGCTGTAGTCTTTGTCTTGGTCCAGTCATGTACCATTCATACGCATCGTCAAGAGCATTTGCACTCATGGCATCTTGTTCTGAATGTGGGTCGTCGATAATAAATAAGTCCGCACCCCTACCAGCTAGAGCACCACCGACACCTGACGCAAAGTATTCGCCGTTCATCTTACCATCTTTAGTTCTTGTTTCCCATCTTCCTGCTGCTTTACTCTCAGGGTTGAGCTCAACGTTCGGGAATACTTCCCTATATTGGTCTGTATCTATTAGATCACGTATTTTTCGACCAAAACGAACAGCTAAGTCTGCCGTGTGCGTTGCTTGTATGATCTTAAGTCCTGGATTTTTACCGACAAGATATGCTGGGAACATGTAGGAGGCAAACTCCGACTTCGTATGACGTGGTGGCATGTTGACAATCAACCTTTTTAGTTCGCCCGAAGCAATTCTATCAAAGGCTCTTGCCATTATGCGGTGATGCTCACCTTCTATGAACTCTGACCACATCGCTTTTACGAATGGAAGAAAGTTTGTCTGTATTGTTTCCTTTTTCTGGAGTTCCGCCAATCGTTCCGATAGTTCGAGGTGTTCGACCAGTAACTCTTGGGGAATATGCTCTAGTTCTTTATCTTTCATATGAGTTTAAATTTTTGTTGGAAAATTTTTTGGACCACAAAGACTGTGAACCAACGTAAAGTTTTACTATAAACGACGATGCAGCAGGGGGGGTCATCATGCTCTGAGTCAATTTACCATGAGTCAACATAGAAAAGAATCCTACCAACACTCAAACTCCTCCCGAACTCTCGTCCTTTGACTCTTCTCGAATATTGTTCTCGAACTCAGGCTCGGAGTCAGGAGACTGTTGTCCTTCAATAGTGTATGTGGTCGATGGCAATACCCCTCCTGTCTCTTGGTGTAGTTCTTTGAGTCGATTGATGATCTCTAGCTTGGTCATGTCAGAAGTCTTGTTGACTGTTAACTCTTTACGTTCAACATATATACCAGCAGCTTTGCCTCGACTTACTTCGGCAGTTACAGCAGCACCAAAGGCATTGTTCTGGAGTGCTTTGTCTCTTAACTCCTCTAAATTGTCTAGGTGTTTAGATAATGTGAGCGTTGCTCTAGCTGCACCCCTGTTCTGTAACTCCTGTATCCTGTTCTGGACTAATGGTTCGTGGTTCGCCAAGTATGCTCCTGCTCTGGCAGAGTTTTTGTGTGAATAGCCAGCGAGTTCGGCTGCCTCCTTTAAGCTAGTTCCCGATGCAACAGCTTGTGCGAACTTCTCCTGTTTCGGTGTTAGCTTCTTTTCCTTGCGACTAGGTTCCATAAATGTTACTCCTCCGTACACACTATATAAGGACGTGGATACGTTGTTCACACTATCATAATACTAAACTCTTGCTATGGTAAAGATAACGCATGTATTACGCATATTACCTCTTCATGCCAATAACCTACCAATAGGTCATACCAATACGCTGTATCCTCTTCTACAAGAGGCATTTAACAACATCCTATTACCCTATTGGCTGTTTCGAAGTTTTTGACTAACTCAAAAAGAAAAATCCATTCCTCATATATAAGGCAATAACCCAATATGAAAATGACTCCCGAAGGAGCCATTTATTAAGAGGTAAGTTAGTCCTAGACGTTTTGGTTCCAGCTAACTGTGACCAGATAACTACCAGAATCAGGCATATTAGCATACCTGTTTACTACATTAACACGACCTTGATACCAACCACCACAGCAGTCATGCTCGTGGGAGCACCACTCCGATGGCATTACTTCTGCGATTGCTTTCTCAAGAACTTCAGGTTCTAATGCTGGCTCAACACCAACAGACGTATAGTAATCAACACGAGGACTTAGGCAGTCTTCTTGTTTAGACTCGTCCATTGCTCCTTGTTCAACCCTAACGTATGAAAGATTAAGTGATGGTGCAGATAAAGCACGTTCTAAATCTTTTTGTATATTTGCTGTTTTCATAATTTTTCTCCTTTCTTTTAGTTAACAACAATATAATGATGGACTATTCGGCAATAAAAGTAAAGGACTTTTTTAAAATAAAAAAATGACTCCCGAAGGAGCCATTCTTAGAAAGCTAAGGACTATCTATTAACAGTCACGGTAGCAAAACCATAATCTTCAGCATACATAGTGCTGAGAGTAAGACCAGTACCATGCTCAGCAGAAGTAGTGTCGCGACCAACTTCTTCGAACCTTTTTTGCTTAATAGCAGAAAATTCGTCAGCCTGTATGCAGAAACTGACAAACTGTTTCCAAGTTAAGCTAAGTGTTGGACCGAGAGTAGTAAACTCGTTACCACCATACACACTTTCTTCAGCAGTCTCGCCAACTTCCGCAAGTTCTACGTAAGTCACTAAAGGCATAAAGTTAATGTGTACTTTTCTGTACTTAGGGTTTCTTTTAAGTGCCGTAACATGCTCTAGTGCTTGCTCGCCAGTCATTGTTAGTATTGTGTTTTTGTTATTTGTCATAATTTTCTCCTTTCTTTTTAGTTAATAACAACATAATGATGCCTGAGTCTACATAAAAGTAAAGGACTTTTTTTAAAATAAAAAAATGGCTCCCGAAGGAGCCATTTAACAAGAGCCAAGATATTATCGACAGCGTCTAAAGTTATCTCGGTCTTCGACTCGGTACCAAATATCGACAAACCTTTCTAACCATTCTCTCTGCTCTTCAGTTTCCCAAGCTATCTCGGATGCACTTAAAAGTTCAAGACCATGCTCTTCGCAGAAGTTATTTAATATTTCAGCCATGTAATAAAAGTAACAGAACTTTTTCTTTTTCATCCGAGCCACCCCACTATTTCGCCATCTTCAAAAAACTTGACTCTTTCTTTTATGTCATCGACAGTTAGCTGGGAGCCGACAGACTCGCCGTCATAATTAAGACCCAATACTAGACCTTTACCAGCAAAACTACGAGGAGGATCGCCAAGGATTCTGAAGAAATCACTATTATTCTTCAGTAAACCTTCTTCATCAATAAATAGTGTGTGTTCCTCGTCTATTTGAGCACACTCAAAAAGATCGAAGTCACACAGAGTGTATATCTGTTTGTAATCACCACTATACTGTATTTCGGTTACCGATCTAGCAGTAGGATCGATGAGGATGCCTCTCACGAGACACCCCCAGTAGATATATCGATGTAACCCCATTTACGCAAGTAATTAAGATTATCTTCGCATATACCTAGTTCTTTCTTAACGATACGAACAGGACGACCTTTATCGCCGATGCCGTGAACCATTTCCTTAATATTCTGGGAACGTGGTACACAAGCACCCATACGAAACTGTTCGGACTGGCTGACAATATCGGTGGGCGATATACCATAGTCTCTAGTTTCGCGACTTTTTGGGGTCTTACGTTTAACATGCTCAGAAAGTAAAGCTAGTGCCTCTTCGGCATTAGTGTTGCCATCGACAGCTTTTCTGAGCGTTTTAAACACAGTCGACAGGTTTTTGTTATATGGATTTGTCATTATATTTCTCCT